CAGAAAAGGATCATTTCGGCGAGATCATTTCGCACGGCGCTCAGGTAGTCGGGTGCGGATCGATTCATCCGGATACAAAGACGCCTTACGAGATTTACCGTGATGAGGGCATTGTCGAGATATCGCAGGAGCAGATATTTTCTGTTCTGGCGGAATATTTGATCAGTGAGCGGCAGATGTACGAAAGGATCAAGCCAGAGGATCTGGACATCATGACCGTGCTTAATCAAACAGGTGTTGAGGTCAAGAAGCTTGGCAATCAATACACCTGTGCTCATCCGGTTCACGGCTCAACAGGAGGGGCGAATCTTGTTATTCATCCGCAGAAGAATGTTTGGAAATGTTTTCGCTGTAATACAGGGGGCGGAACGCTTCTTTTGATTGCGGTTATTGAAGGGATTGTTGACTGTGCTGACGCAAAATCGGGAGTGTTGCGTGGCGATCTGTTTAAGAAAACAGTCAAGATCGCTGAGGAGAAATACGGGTTTAAGGTGCAGAAGCAAAGCGGTATTTCCGTGCCTTCAGGGTTGTGGAATGACGAGTGGAACGCAAAGAGGCTTTTAGAGCGTCATCGTGAATGGATACGCAACTGCGATAATCTCGGGGGCTGGCATGTATGGAATGGCAAGGCGTGGATTGTTGATGAAGTGCATTCGATTACTGCTCTTGCCCGGGATACGGTCAAGACGTTTTACGATTATCTGCATGGGATGGATGAGGATGCGCAGAAAGCGTTTATTAAGCATATCCGTTCATCAGGAAATGAAGCAAAACTCAAAGCAATGGCAAATGTCGCACGGAGCTGGCCGAACGTTTCAGTCCGCTCGGATGATTTTGATTCTAATCCATATTTGCTTAATTGCCAGAACGGTGTCATTGAATTAAAGACCGGCAAACTGATTCCCCACGCTCCGGATTTGCTTTTAACGAAGATTTGCAACACGTATTACGATTCAAGCGCAACGTGCCCGGAATGGGACAAGTTTTTAAACACGATATTTCAAAAGAATGAGAAGCTGATCGCATTTATTCAGAAAGCGGTCGGGTACGGATTAACCGGAGATGTGTCGCAACAGATTTTCTTTATTCTGCACGGTGACGGTGCAAACGGTAAATCAACCTTTGTGGAGACCATTTATAAAATTTTAGGCGGTTACGCCGCAATAACGCCTACCGCAACGCTGATCGCAAAACGTGGAAACGAGATTCCCAATGATGTCGCACGTTTAAAAGGCGCACGTTTCATTATTTCATCAGAGCTTGAACGTTCCAAACTTCTGGATGAAGCACTGGTCAAGCGGTTTACAAGTGAAGAACCGATATCAGCTCGCTTTTTAAGGCAGGAGTTTTTCGAGTTTAAGCCTACCGGCAAGATTTTTCTTTCCACGAATTACAAGCCCACTATCAGAGGAACGGATGACGGGATCTGGAGGCGTATTCGCCTGATACCGTTTGATCATAAATTTGAAGGCGCAGAAAGGATTGAGAATTTTGCCGAGAAGTTTCTGCTTCCCGAATTGCCGGGTATTCTCGCATGGGCTGTGCGTGGATTTTTACGTATGCAAAAAGAAGGAATGAAACCGCCGGACATTGTAATGAGCGCAACGGACGAATACAAATCAGCGGAAGACGGAGTGGGTGCGTTTTTGGAGGAGTTCTGCGAGCTTAAGGATTACATGACGGTTTCTGTTTCGGATTTGTACGAAGCATTTAAGGAAAATTCAGACTTTTACATGAAGAAAAAAGACTTCAACGATTATCTGGAAAAGCACGGATACAAGAAAGAAAGGCTCACATCAGGATATCAGAAAGGCAGATTTATCTGGAAAGGTATCGGATTGTGCGGAAATTCGGAGGGCGAAGATGCGAGACCGTATTAAGTTGCTTCACTCTGGCGATTTTCTTCACCGCCATAAAGCCTTTATTTATAAGGGTTTTCTTAAATTCGTCCATATCGGAGTGAAGCTGGTGAAGCATTTTGCCATAACGCATGTAGAAAAAATTCTTTTTTATATATGCCTATAGGCTTTTAGGGAAAAACCCTTCACTTGCTTCACTGCTTCACCGCAGGAGGATTTATGGATAAGCACGAACAATTCAAACGCCTGTACAAGAAGTTTGTGGATGGCACCCGCTGGCTGAACCAGAAGATAGAAGACGGTACGGTTACTGATCAGGACAGGGATGATTTTAATCGATTGGTTGTTGAACCAATGGACGTGCTGTGGGCTACGTTTACGGATGAAGAAAAACAGAGCTGGGATACGGTTAAGTACGCAGTTGAGCTGTTTGAAGGAACGATTGTTCTTGAGGAAGAAGAACAGCGTAAACGCCAGCTTGAACAGAAAATGAAAGGAAAGAAGAAACGATGGAAAAGTTATTTCCGACGATATTAATTATTCTCGATCTTGCCGCAAGTGCTGTCTATGCCTGTCAGGGTGATGTGAGGCACGCTGTTTACTGGATATCGGCAGGGGTGTTGACGATATGCGTCACGTTTTAATCGCACATGATAATTGCGGGTCCTTCCCGGGGGGCGTTTGCCGAGGGTCGGGCGAGGCGCATTTTGTCAGTGATGTTAAAAATATTTTTCGTGTCGTGTTCGTAACGCATTACGGCATAGATTTTCTATCAGGCTGGCGCACATTGGCGAAAAGGTTTGATTTTATTGGAGTTATAAAGACGTTTTTTAAACCATAAGGAGGAAGAAATGGCAGAAATTAAAGTAAAACCCGACATTTGTGATGTCGCCCTGTCGGCTATTCAACCGGCACCGTATAACCCGAGGGAGATTTCAGATGAAGCGTTGACCGGCCTTCGGCAGTCACTGGAGCGGTTCGGCATGGTGGATTTGCTGGTAGTCAATAAACGCAACATGCGGATCATTTCAGGACACCAGCGTTACAAGATTTTGCAGGAAGCGGGTGTTGAGAATGTCACGGTGATTATGGTCGATGTGGACGAGGTTGCCGAGATGGCAATGAATGTCACGCTCAATTCTCAGGAGATTGCCGGTACATGGACTAAGGCTCTCATTCCTTTGCTTGAGAAATTACGCATCGAGAATTCTGATTCATATATTGCGCTTCGCATGAAGGAGCTTCGGGATCAGGTTCGTGAACTTGAAGATGAGAATAAAGGCGCTGGCAAAACACTTCCCGATGATCTTCCGGAACCGCCTAAAGATGTTATTTCGAAGTACGGTGATTTATGGATTCTCGGAAATCATCGTCTGCTGTGCGGTGATAGCACTAAAGAGGAAGATATCGCAAGACTTATGGACGGCAATTTGGCGAGCCTTTTCGCAACGGATCCGCCTTACTGCGTTGATTATACCGGCAAGGATAGACCCAAGGGCGGGCGTGACTGGTCGGATGTTTACAGAGAGATAGACATCCCGGATGCAACGGAGTTTATGAAAAGTTTTTATGAAGTTGGTTTGAAATTTATCAAGCCAAATACAGCCCTTTATCTGTGGCATGCTTCAAAGCGCAGGCGTGAGATTGAGGACGTGTGCAAGCACCATAATATTTTAATCCATCAGCAGATCATCTGGGTTAAGCCGTGCGTGATTCTCACCTACTCATTTTATTCGTGGAGACATGAACCGTGTTTATTGATGTGGGTTAAGGGGTCGAAACCGCCGTACCGCCCGAAAGATAAATCAGTGGGCAGTGTGTGGACTGTTGATTTCGTGCGTCAGGGTGATCCGACAATGCCGGAATACCACAGTGATGTTTGGGAGCTTGACTGGGAAGGCAAAAAGCGGGGGTCAAATGTAGCCGAACATCCCACGGTTAAGCCCACAGAGGTTTTCGCAATTCCCATGCGTGTGCATACGCAAGTTGGAGATATTTGTTTTGAACCTTTTTGCGGATCTGGTTCGCAGATTATTGCGGCTGAACGATTAAACAGAAGATGTTTTGCAATGGAGCTTGAGCCGTTCTTTGTGGATGTGGCAGTTAAACGCTGGGAAGAATATACAGGCAAAAAGGCGGTCAAAGCGTAATGGAAGAAGTTAAAGAAAAACAGAATCTGGCTGAGATAGCACGCAAAAAACGTTACCTGCACTTAATCGAAAAAATGCACAGCGGGAAACCGCTGTCAAAGCCGGAGATTCGTGAGCTGGAAGAATTTGAAAGCGAACCGCTTGAGGCGACTGTAGTCAAGACCATGGAAGAAGTCGGCAAGGTTATGGACGTATCCGAACGGACAGTTCAGCGGTGGAAGAAAGACGGTATGCCGGTTACGGCAGAGGGTTATTACGATCTGGACGCAATCAAAGCATGGCATGACGGCCGTGGAATTGTGGACGGAGAAGAAACAGAGGGCAAGGCGTACTGGGATGAGAAGATCAGAAAGTACAGGGCGACTTTGCTCGAGCTTGATTTAAAGAAAGCAACCGGAGAGCTTGTTTCTCGTGAGGAAGTCGAACGTGGAAGGATCGCCCGCATTATTGCGGTTAAGCGTTCCTTTCTGGCACTGCCGACACGTCTTGCGCCGGTTCTTGCGATGAAAGAACCGAGAGAGATCGAGACGCTTTTATATGAAGCGGTTGCGGAGATTATTGATGATTTTGCCGGAGGAGCGGATGTTAACAAGAAAACAGGACAGAACAATATGGATGCTAACGGAACAGCAGGCGTGGAAACGACCTGAGCGTATCAGCGTCAGTCAGTGGGCGGATCAGTACCGTTATTTAAATCCGGTCACTTCAGCCGAACCGGGCAGGTGGAAAACCGCACGCACGCCCTATTTAAAAGGTGTTATGGATGCGTTCACTGATCCGGGCGTTGAGGAGATCACGGTGATGGCCGCTTCACAGGTCGGTAAGACCGAAGGCATGTTCAATATGCTCGGTTACATCGTTGATCAAGACCCGGGACCTACGCTTATGGTTTTGCCACGTGAGAATGATGCAAAGAGTGTCTCGTATAACCGAGTGCTTCCTATGTTGAAGGGTTCACCCGCTTTGTTGAGTCGGTTGCCTCAGAATGCGGACGACCTGACAAAGCTGGAATACCGTATGGACAGGATGATTCTTTATTTTGCCGGTTCAAACAGCCCGGCTGATTTAGCGTCACGTCCTATACGGTATCTGTTTCTTGATGAGATCGATAAATATCCGAAGTTTTCAGGGCGTGAGGCAGACCCGATCAAGCTGGCGACTGAACGTCAAAAGACTTTCTGGAATAAAAAGACAGTCAAGGTTTCAACACCGACAACACGTGACGGTTATATCTTCCGTGAATACGAAAAATCAGACCAGCGGAAATTTTATATTCCCTGCCCGCATTGCGGTTGTTACCAGACGCTTGTATTCGGTCAGATTAAATGGCTGGAAGAAGAAAAATCAGCGGAAAGAATAAAAAACGAACGTCTTGCTTGGTACGAGTGTGTCCACTGCAACAAGCGCATTGAAGATTATCATAAACCTAAAATGCTTTTGCAGGGCAAATGGGTTGCCAGAGATGAAGATATTGACGAAAGCGGGCAGATCACCGGTGACGGCGTAAAAAGTAAACACAGAGGATTCTGGATCAATTCCTTGTATTCGCCTTGGTTGACATGGAGTGATGTTGCCTGTGAGTTTTTAAAGTCAAAAGATTTTATTGAACTGTTGATGAACTTTGTCAACTCATGGCTGGCTGAAGTCTGGGAAGAAAAGATCGAGGAGACCACCGTTGATCGTGTGCGCAATCTTGTGTGCGATTACGATCAGGGTATCGTTCCCGATGACGGTATCGTTCTTACAGCAGGTGTTGATGTTCAGAAGGATCATTTTTATTACGTTATCCGTGCGTGGGGATATGAAGAACAAAGCTGGCTTGTGCGTTCAGGTAGAGCGGAATACTGGGAAGATTTAGTCGAGATACTTTTTAAAACAGAGTACCCCAAATATTCAGGCGGTGAGACGCTTCCGGTATACATGACCTGTGTTGATTCAGGGTATCGGACAGATGAGGTTTACGAGTTTTGCAGGCACTGGCATGATCGTGCGAAAGCGATTAAGGGTCAGGAAGAATTGACAGATGGCAGATTTTACCGTGCTTCAAAGATAGATATCAATTCGAGAACGGGTTCAATTATCAAGCACGGTCTTGTGCTGTGGAATCTCAATGTCACGCAGTACAAGGATAAGATCAACCGTCTTGTGGTCAGCAGGGATCCTCATAAGTGGCATCTGTTTCGTGACCCATCAGAAGATTATCTCAATCAGTTCACGTCAGAACATAAGGTGCTTATCAGAAACCGCAACACCGGCAAGGCAAAAGAAGCATGGCAGAAGAAACGTTCATCGATCGCCAATCACTACCTTGACGCAGAAGTGTATGCGGTAGCGGCCGCAGATATTATCCGTGCGCTTAATATCCGCAGGGATGAGGTGCGGGTTCACAAGGATATTCGCAGAGAACATAGCCGTTCAGACTGGATCCGTAGGCGGGAAGGAGCGTGGATCTGATGGGGGGACGGTGGTTAAACCGGCACAAGAACTGGTTGCGGGAAGAAGAATCGCAGACACGTGGTGAACAGCTTGTTGAGCCTGAGGATTACGGTGTGCCGTTTTATCCGCTTAAATGTCCGGGATGTAAAAGTAAGAACATTAGATGTTATTCGACGCACTTACCTATTCGGTATCACGTTTGCCGTGACTGCGGAAAGAACTTCAAAAGCGTTGAAGTTGAAGAAAAATAGATTTGCTATTTTGTAGTAATGACCCGATTGAAAAAGATACAGGGTTAAGTAAAATTTAAAGTAGAGATATTAATAGCGCAGGAGTTGGCCGCTCCGGGTGCGCCCAATAAAGTTATGAAGCCCGTATTCGTTGCAACGAGCGAATGCGGGCTTTTTTATTGGGAAGATTTACAGGAGAAAAAATGAGCGCACCGACAAAACAGGAAATGCTTGAGAACGTGGAGAACGCAATAAACGCACGCATGAGCGGAGGGGCGGTTCAGTCGTATTCCATCGGCGGGCGCAATTTGCAGTACATCACGTTATCGGAGCTTATGAAATTAAGAGACAAACTCCGTCAGGAAGTTTCATCTCTGGCGGGTCGCACAGCGTTTGCAAAATTTGAGAGACCGGTATGAGCGTAAAAGAAAAAATATCAAACAGCATAGACGGCGTAGTCAGTTTCTTTTCTCCCAAAGCGGGGTTTAAGAGACGCATGTACCGGGAAGCGATTGCAGTTTCACAGAAATTTGGATCGTACCGTGGCGCAGACCGCAACCGTATGCGTTCGTCATGGCTTCCGGGTGGTGGTTCTGCGGATGAAGATATTATTCCCGATCTTCCCGAACTAAGAGAGCGTAGCCGTGATTTAAATCGCAATGACGCTCACGCTTCAGGAATAACCAACACCATGACAACGAATGTTGTCGGCACAGGGATAAGACCGCAAAGCCGTGTTGATCGTGAAGTGATCGGATTAAGTCAGAGCAAAATAGATAAATTTCAAAAGAAAGCGGAAACTGCTTGGAAGCTGTGGTTGCCGTTTGCGGATGCGGGCAACCGCATGGACTTTTACGAAATACAGCAGTTAGTTGACAGGCAGATACTGGAGAACGGCGAAGCAATTGTTATCCCGGTCATGCTCAAGGACAAAAGCCGTCCTTATTCGATAGCGCTTCAGGTTGTTGAATCAGACCGTCTGGCAACACCACCGGAAAAACGTGGAGACAAGTCAGTAAGAGCCGGAGTGAAAGTAGGAGCAAACGGAGAGCCGGTTTCGTATTTTATTCAGAAAACACACCCGGGTGATTATCGATTTACACGAGGTGTTGACCGGGAGTTTATAGAAATACCTGCACGCAACGAACTTGGACGACAGAATGTGTTTCATCTGTTCCCTGTTCAGCGCTCAGGACAGACCAGAGGGGTTCCGTTCTTTGCGCCGGTGCTTTCTTATTTCAAGGATTTGGCAGAGTATGCGGAAGCCGAACTTGTTGCCGCACGGATAGCCGCATGTTTTTCGCTGTTTGTGACATCAGAAGCGTCAATGGATATCAATACCGGTTATGCCAAGAACTTTCAGGGGCAGGTTCTGGACTCACTCGAGCCTGGCATGATCAAGTATCTGTTACCCGGAGAATCTATATCGTCATTTAACCCGCAAAGACCGACCGCAACATTTGAACCTTTTGTTGAACGGATGTTGCGGGCAATTTCGGCGGCTCTGGGGCTTCCTTACGAGCTTGTCGCAAAAGATTTTTCAAAAACAAATTATTCAAGTGCACGTGCGGCTTTGCTTGAAGCCCGCAGGTATTTCAAGGTCAGGCAGGAATGGATTGCCAGAAAATTATGCCAGCCTGTCTGGGAGATGGTTCTTGAAGAAGCTTATTTGCGGGGAGATCTGGGCGGGATCAGTTTTTATGATAACAAGCGGAGCTGGACAAACGCTTCGTGGATTACGCCGGGCTGGGAATGGGTCGATCCGCTTAAAGAAGCCAAAGCCGCAGAAGTCGGGCTTAAGAACGGCATTGTTACTCATTCAGATTTATTCTCGGCGCAAGGCAAAGATTGGGAGGAATGCTTTGAGCAAAGAAAAAGAGAACAGGAAAAAATCAAAGAGCTTGGACTCGAGATCAGTGGCGAAAGAGGTTCAGGTGATGGTAACGACCCAGATGAGGACGGCACAGAAGATAACAATCGAAGTGAGGAGTGAGAAATGAAAAAAGATTTATTCAGAACAGATATCGCTCGTGCCGGTGATGTCAGAATTGACAGGGACAAAGCGGTCATCCGTGGTTTTGCTGTTGTCAGCAAAGGGTTAACAAAGGACAGCCGTGGCGAATTTGACGATAGCGCCCTTGATACGGTTGTCGAGCTTGGCAACAGCGCAAAGATTGGTATTAAGTCACGATTCGGTCATCCCAACATGAGCAGTACGGCGCTCGGTACGTTTCTGGGCAGAGTGAACAATTTCAGGAGAGATGCAGACATTGTCAGAGCGGATTTGCAAATTGATAAGACTGCTTTTGACACACCGGACGGCGATCTGGCGGGATATGTTTTAAATCTTGCAGAAAGCGATCCGGAGATGTTCGGAGCGTCAATGGTGATTAACTGGGATCCGGAAGATCGGGAGGAACTTGACGCAGAGGGCAACAGCTTACCGCCGTTTATCCGGATTACAAAACTTCTGTCGGTTGATGTGGTTGACGATCCGGCCGCTAATGACGGCTTTTTCGGTATGCCGTTCTTCTCGAAAAGCGTTAAGCCCTCAGCCGAGATGACGGAGTTTTTAGATAAATTCCTTAGCAATCCTGATGCGGTTGAGAAAGCGGTCGGGTTTCTGAATAGATACAGGGTTAACAAAAAGATATTTGAAAAAACAAATTTTAAACAGGAGGAAAAACGTATGGAATCGATGACATTAGAGCAGTTTAAAAGTGAGCGTAAAGATCTTTTCGACGCTGTGTTCAAAGAAGGATGTTCTTCAGGAGTACAGCAGGAAAGAGAACGCTCGGTATCAATCCTTAATAAAGCCAAGGGCTTTGAAGGGATGAACGAGCTTGCGCTTGAAGCGATTGAAAAAGGATTAACGCTTGATCAGGCGGTGATCAATTTTCAAGAGAAGCGTCTGGAAGACCTTGAGAACGCATCTGCCCCTCAGGTCGGACCCGATGCGGAAGAAGAACCGAAGAAACAGTTAAGTCATTTTGACAGGGCAAAACAATATCAAAGCGAACACGGCGGAAGCATGACGGATGCTCTCAAGGCAACCGCTGAAAAACGCCAATAAAAGGAGGAGAAAAATGTCACAGGAAAATTTAGGAGCAAAAGCATTTACGGCGGGTGAAGACCTTGAGGCATATCGCAGGGTAAAACTCAGCACAGGAAGCGGAAGTCAGGTTGAGTATGCTGATGCCGGAGAGGATTTTATCGGTATCACAGCGGGTAAGGTTGCGTCAGGTGATTTTATTACGGTCAAACTGAAAACCAGCGGACGTACGTTCAAGCTGGTAGCGGATGGAGCGATTGACGCTGGCGGTGATTTTTACGGAGCGGATGATGGAAAGATAAGCGCAACTGTGAGTGGTTCGGTTATCGGCAAAGCCCTTGAGGCTTCGGCATCTGATCTGGAAGTTATTGAAGGATTACTGGCATA